CAGCTGGCAGGCTCAGATGCAGAAGGTGAACCGCGTCGGGGCGCCGGTCATGTTCATCAAGGTGATGAACCCGGTCGTCAACAAGGCGCAGAAGCGGGACGATATCGCCTATGCGAACGAGATCCTGAAGAACTGGGGGAAGGGGTCCGCGTATCAGCTGCGGGACAACATGGAGATCGTGATGCTCGACTTCAAGGACAGCGAGGTCTCGCTGAACACGATCGAGGTCCTCCGCAACCGCATCCGGGATTACTTCTCCCCGAACCAGCCGCTGCAGAAAGAGGGCAACGTCATAGGGGGCAACGCCGCCGCGGAGAAGCAGCTCTACGACTCGTACATCAAGGCGCAGCGCTTCTGGATCGAGGACCAGTTCGAGAGGCTGCTCCAGGTCTATCTCGACGCGAACGGATATGAGGGTTACACGGTCAGGATCCACATCGGCTCGACGAACCTCGGCGTCGGGGACCTCGAGGTGAAGCAGGCGCAGGTGGGATGGCAGACGCGGGTCCTCACGGTGAACGAGGTCCGCGCGAAGCTCGGGGAGCTCGCATTGACCGACGAGGAGATCGCCGCGATGATCGAGGAGTGGACGAAGGTCTCGCCGGCGCCGCAGCCGACGACGCCCTTCGGCTTCCAGGGCATGACCTCCTGCGGGTTCAAGGAGCACGCACCGACCGAGGAGGAAAGGCAGCTCGAGGAGAACCTCCACGCGATCTACGAAAAGGGGGCGAAGAAGGTCATCGCAGCCCTGCGGAGCGAGGGGACGGGATCCTCTTGAAGCAGTACATGATGAAGATCCTCTGCTCCTCCTGCGAGGGCAAGGGATACGTCGACCCGCCCTACGGGACGGCGGATACGGTCGCCGCGATCACCTGTCCTTGCTGCGGCGGGAGCGGCGTGCAGGCCGTCGAGGTCCGGGAGGAATGAGTTGGACCCGAAGACGCGCAGCGCGATCGAACGCGCCCTCGAGGAGCTGCGAAGAGATCTCATATCTCTGCTGCAGGAAGGCGCTGCGAAGTCATACCTGCTCGGCAATCTCATGGCGTACATGTCCCTGGGCCTGCGTCCCGAGGATGCAGCTGCCGGCGGGGACGACGCCGAGAGGGCAGGGATCGCCTACGCTCAGCGATATCGCGATCTGCTCGTGAACGAGGGCGCGTCCATCATCGGCGGGAAGAAGGTTCCATGGCTGAGCGACATGAGCGCAGAGCAGCGAGCGAAGATCTACGACATCATCGACCAAGGCCTCAAGGACGGGAAGGCGACGGGGATCAAGGAGACCGGCATCGGGACATATCCCAAGGATTCGATCGCGGCGGAGCTGCAGGAGTATTTCGGTCAACGCAAGTCGCACGCCTCCATGGTCGCGAGGACCGAGACCGGTAGGATCCTCAACGTCGGCAGCCTCGAGCGGTTCATCGCCGCCGGCGTGAAAAGGGTCAAGGTCTTCGACGACGAGGGGCCGAACTCGTGCGACGCATGCATACGAGCAAACGGCCAGGAATGGAGTATCGAGGACGCGATGATGAATGAACTCGAGCATCCGAATTGCGTGAGGGCCTTCGGTCCGATCGTCGAGTACTGACCTTTCACCGGCGAAATCCTCCCTCCATCTTCCCTTTCCGATTGAAATATCAGCCCTGTCTCAACTGAATCAATGCGAGCGACTGCTCTAGAGTACCGTCACGGGGTGCGCTGATGCCATATCCGAACTATCATTCGGCGCGCGTACGGGACCCCGCCGATTTTGAAGAGGGATCATTTCGCACGATACGACTCCCGAAAAGCAAGGCTGAAAACCCTGATGTTTTCGCCATCATCGGACGATTGAAGGGCGAGACGACCACGACGATCCAGGCCTACCGCTTCCCGAAGGACCAGTTCACACCGGCCGAAGCGAAGACCTGGCTGAAGGATAATGGGGTCACTGACTACTCTTTCGAAGAGGCGGCGCAGGCGCAGAACAAGCTCCACGACGCGCTAATGCAGACGCTGGACCGCTGGGTCAATAAGACCTATCTGGCGGCGGACTCATTCGCCGCGTCGGTCGACAAGTGGAACGGCATCCCCTTGATCTTCGCGAAGGACCACCCCGATCAGATCAGGCTCACGAAGGATCTCCTCAAGGAGATCGAGAAGATCGGCGGCCGCCTTGTCGGCGCGGTCGCGGATGCGAGGGTCGAGACGACCGGGCACCCGAGACTGATGGGGCAGCTCGACTTCGACGACGCGGAAGCAGATAAGCTGTGGCAGGAGGGCAGACTCTCTCTTTCTACCGCGTTCAGCTGCAACTTCGACGAGAATCGGAGGACGGTCGGACCGGTCGAGCCGAATCATATCCTGCTATTCGAAGAGACGCCGAAGGATCAGCCCGGCGATCCTGGAACGTTCATTCTCAACAAGAAGCAGGGAACGGGTGAGGAGGAGGGTATAGAGTTGATAGACAAGCTCAAGCGCTGGGTCGCGCGGCTGATATCGAATCAGGGGCGATCCGCGGATGGAGAAACGTCAGAAGGGAATGGAGAAACAACCATGAACGAAAAGGAGTACGAGCAGAAGCTCGCCTCGGCGGCAAAGGAGACGGAAGAGCTCAATCACAAGCTCGCCTCCAAGGACGCCGAGGTGGGCAATCTGCGGGATGCGATCAAGGCGAAGGACGCCGAGATCGCGAAGGTGCAGGGAGAACTCGCAGAGTTCAGGGCGAAACAGGCGGACGAGAGATGGGCCGCGATGAAAGCGAAGTGCCCTCCGGGACTCGTGCACGCGGACAAGGAGAAGGAGACAAGGGCCCTCTACGAAGGCGACAAGGACGCGTTCTACGAGAAGCTCCTCAGCTTCAAGCAGAAGGCCGGGACGAGAGAGGAAGGCGTGGCCTTCACCGCGGGCAGCGGGACCAAGCCGGATGTCGACGCTGAATTCGCCAAGATGGGAGTCCCTTCGGTCGAGATCCTCGACAAGAGGGCAAGGAGCGAGTGAGACAATGGCTTCGGGAGATCTGAAAGGAGAGTGCATCGTAATCGAGGTGACATCGGGCGTCGCCATCGTGAAGGGCGACGTTGTTCACATCGAGAGCGACGGGTTCTGGGACCCTGTCACGACTGCCGACTGTGGTAAGTTCGGCGTGGCTCTTGATGCGGCGGCAGGTGCGGCAGAGTTGGTCCGCGTCGTCATCAAAGGTCCTGTCGAGGTCAAGGCGACCGCGGCGGCGATAGCGAAGGGCGCTCTAGTGATTGCCGGTACGACCGGATTCGTCGTGGATGCGGGAACGATCAGCGAAACGACTGTGGCATACACTGTCGTCGGGACAGCGTTGACAGCGTTCGCAAGCGGTGGTCAGGGGACCATCTATGTCGGGGTGATGTGAGATGGGAGGGATAATATCAGCAACGGACATCTCAGGCTCGCTCGATGCGAAGAACATCGTGCTCGGCCTCTTGACAAAGATGCTTGATGTGAGCAACCTCGTGGGACTCTGTCAGCAGGTACAAGTTCCAGAACTGACGGCGAACATCCCGATACAGACGGTCCCGGCAGGCGACGAGGATCTGAAGGAGTGGGAGCACTCCGATGTGGCCGATGGAGACTTCTCCTATGTGGCCTTCGACCTGAAGAAGGACAGGGTCAAGTTGGGAGTCTCCGACGAAACGAGATACAAAAGCAAGGTGGGCGATCCACTTGCACTTCAGAAGAACGCGGCAGCGTCGAGGCTCGCATACATACTGGACAAGAAGGTCGTAACCGCTTTGCAGACAAGCCCACAGACGGGTGCGGCAGTGGCAGTATGGAATACGGGTCATCCTCTCGCAGACATCGCGACGGCGGTAGCGGCCCTCAGGCCATACAAGGCGGACTTCTGCGTGATGCCCCCTGCGGTCTGGGCGATCTATTGCGGGAACGCGGACATCACCGGGACTTCGATGCCACCGAGCGACAAGGCTGGGGCATTGGCGAAAGTGCCAGGCTTCAATCTGGACATCTATGTGTCCTCGTGGCCGACAGTGAAGACGGTCATCGTCGGTGCTTCGGCTGCGCCTGCGGCATGCTATGGGGTCGGACCCGTGAAGGTCAGGCAAGAGGACCTCATAGATGGCGGAGAGATCTGGCAGATCGATGTGTTCAGGCAGTGCATCGCACCGATACTGAAGACATCCGGCAGCCTCAACATGGCGGCCTACGTCCTGACGGGCGTCATAACCTAAACCCTTTGGACGATACTTTTTCGTCATAAAATCGCCCAGCGTCGGGGGCAGTCCGGCGCACACTTTCACCTGGTGCGGGCATGACGGTCACGGCGGCGATGATAGCGGAGATATCACCCTTCGAAGTGGACGACGAGACGGAGTTCACGAAGGCCGTCTTCACACGCCTCAGCGCGGTCGCCAAAGCGATCCTCGACAAGGAGGATCCCGGGCTGGATTCCACGCTCTATGATCACGCCCACGCCCTTCTCATCTGTCATCTCTACGAGTCGGTCGCGCTCGGACGCGGTGCGATGAAGAGCGAGAGCATCGGCGACTATTCCTATTCAAAGGAGTCCGGAGCGACCTCGTATCTCATCGAGTACCGTTCGGTCCTCCTACTTCAATCAGGACCCTCTTCCAGCTCCGATACTGTCGAGGAGCAGGAGCGGACGGACCATGCGATGGCTCCGATGCAACTCGATCAGTCCGCGACCCCGAAGTACACGAGTGGAGAGGAGGATGTCGAGTGAGCGTTCGGGGCTTCCTCAATCAGACGGTTCGGATCGCGGCGAGGACCGGGTTCTCGGAAGGACGGCCTGCCTATGGCGCATCGATAAAGGCCGCGGCCCGCGTCGAGTTTCGCCGGCGAATGACGATCGCGAAGGACGGTCAGCAGGTCGCATCGACCGCCCGGATATATCTCAGCCCGACGACTGAAATCGCCGTGACGAGCCAGATAACCCTCCCCGATTCCAGCACGCCGGAGATCATCGATTTCGGCACGGTCTACGACGACAAGGGCCGCGCGATCTACAAGGTGGTGTACGCCTGATGCCCGGTGTCTTCATCGAGATGAGGGTGGAAGGGATCGACAAGGTCCTCGAGCAGCTCGGGCCGAAGCTCGAGAACGTGATCGTCGAGGCGGTGAGGACGGGCCTCTACGAGAAGGAACTCGAGATGGAGACGGAGATGAAGGGCGAGAGCCCGCACAAGAGCGGGCACATGCGGAGGAACATCAAGGCCGAAGAACCGGTGGTGGAACCGTGAAGGTCGTCGGAAGGATCGTCTGTCCGGTCTTCTATGCGCCGTATGTGCACGAGAACCTGCAGGCGAGGCATGATCCTCCGTACGGGCAGGGCGGTAAGGCGAAGTTCATGGAGGACCCGTTCAACCGGATCGCCCCCTCGATCCCTGCGCATTTGGCCGAGAAGATCGCGGCGGCGATGAAGGAGGCGGTCGGATGATGCTGAGCGAGATCGCGGAATATCTCGAGGACGAGGCCATCGGCACGGTCGACACGGATCTCTTCGTCGGATTCATGCCGGACGCTCCTGAGAACTGCGTCTATCTCGATGAATACGCTGGCGGTCCCCCTGAATGGACCGCGGATGGTAAGAAGATCATGAATCCGGGACTGCACGTCGAGGCAAGAGGCAACGTGTATTCGACAGTGAGGGCGAAGCTGCAGGCGATCGAAGACCTGCTCGATGGCATAACGAACACGACGATCGGAAGCACTTTCTATATCAGCATCTGGACACCGCAATCGATCATACCCATGGGATGGGACAAGGGCCTGGTGAAGCTCGCCCAGAATTACAGGATTAAGGTAAGGAAGGAAGATTAGGAGATGAGGAGGCAAACATGACAAGCGCAGCGAAATCCGTGCATGGCACGATGTTGGAGCGTGATGGGAATCCCGTCGCGGAGCTGACGAACATCGGCGGGGTCGAGATAAAGGTCGACACGATCGACGTGACCTCGCACGACAGCGCGTCCGGCTACAAGGAATGGATAGGAGGACTGAAAGAGGCAGGAGAGGTCGCTATCGAGGGGAATTTCATACCGGGCGACACCCTCGGGCAGATCGGGTTGCACACGGACATGGTCGCCGGGACGCTGCAGGACTTCGTGATCACGTTCCCAGCCGCCTTGGCGACGACTTGGACATTCAGCGCGATAGTGACCCGGTTCAAGGTCAACGACGCCAAATCAGGCGACACCGTCGCATCTTTCAGCGCGACCTTGAAGATCAGCGGAGCGCCGACACTGGGTATCGGTGCGAGCGCAGGTGCGGCCACCATAGTGGTAAGCGTTGGAACGCTGAACCCGGCCTATGCGATCGGGACGTTCGAGTACATCGACCCGGTCGTGACCGGTACGGCGAGCCTGACGTTCACCGTGACGGCGGATGCGCCGACGCTGCATGTGATCACGCTGCACAACAGTTTCAACGGCTCGACGAATACGCTGACCAGCGGAGGCGCGAGCGGGGCGCAGACTATCGGCGCGGCCGGGACCGTGACGACATTCACCATCAAGTGCACCGAGAGCGGCCACACGACGAAAACATACGTCATCCATGTGAGCAGGGCAGCGACTTGAGGAGGATCGGATGCCTAAGAAGAAAGAGAAGTTCGATCCTCGCCTCAGGCGGTTCATACTCGACCTGAACGCCATCTGTCTCTGGGAAGAGAACACGGGCCGGACCTACGAGCAGCTGGACAAGAACTCGATGAGGGACTTCAGGATGCTCGTGTGGTGCGGCCTGAAGACGCAGATCCCGGAGATCACCCTCGAGCAGGTCGGTTCGATGCTGACCGTGCAGAACGCAGCGGCGATCAAGGCCTTCGTCGACGAGATGATCAGCGGGGCCGTCCCGGAGGCTGAAGCAAAAAACGCGGCACCCCGACCGATTGGATGAGCATCTGGTCGTTCGGGCGCGTCGAGCTCGGGCTGAGCCGGGAGGAGATGGGACAGGTCACTCGCCGCGAGTACGTCGCCCTGTGCCGGCGGTGGAAGGAGAAGGAGACGCGCGAAGACCGACGCGCGGCGCTGCCGGCGTGGGTACTCGCGAACACCTTCCGGGATCCGAAGGAAAAGCCCGAGCCCTACAAGATCGAGGAATTCATGCTGCACTACGACGGTGGAAAGGAATCCGCGACGGGAAAGCGGATGAGCCCCGAGCAGATGCAGCAGACGGTCCTGAGACTGCACGCCGCGTTCGGCGGGACGAGGGGTGATTGACATCGAGATCGAGGGCGTCAATATCCCAATCGTCGTGGATTACGGCGGCGTCACTGCGGGCCTGCAGCAGGCGGGGGACGAGGTCAAGAAGTTCGGGGACCAGGTGAACGGGACCGCCGGGACCGTTACGAGGAGCGGCACGGAGATGGGAAGCGCGTTCCAAGGCACGGCCACGAAGATCAAGCAGAACGGGACGCAGATGGAGGGTTCCTTCAAGGGTATGGCCCTCGGCATGTCCCAAACGATGACCTCCGCCTTCTCTCTGTACCAGTCCATCGACAACATCGAGAAGAAACAATACTTGCTCGAGAAGGCCAATCTCGCCGCGCAGAGATCCACCGAAGCGGTCGATCAAGCACAGAAGGATTATAACGAAGCGGTCGAGAAGTTCGGGACGGATTCGGTCGAAGCCAAGGACGCCCTCGACAAGTTGAACCTCTCTAAGGACGCTGCGGAGCTCGCGGACGAGCGCGTGAGGCTCACGCAGAATAGTCTGAACGATTCGATGGTGATGGCCGGTCTGACGGTCATCCCTGCCGTCATCAGCGGCATCGACGGCATGGGCAAGATGTGGAAGAACCTTCAAGGCATGAACATCGGCGGCGCCGGCGGGATGCTCGATAAGATCAAGGGCGGTCTGCAGGGTCTGGGCAGCAACAAGATCGGCGCACTCGGCAGCGCGGTCACCGGAGTCGGCGCTCTTTTCAGTGCGTTCATGGCTTTCAATGCGAAGACGCCAGAAATGAAGGCGGCCTATTCGGTCCTGACGGGCGCGCTCGTAACCCTCACCTTAGCACAATGGGCTAGCAACATTGCGGCAGC